GTGCCGTTTTCCCCGCGACGGGAAAAACGGCACGCCCTGCCCCGGTAGGTTGCCGAGTGTTTTGTTTGACATCAGGGTACGCAGCGCGATTTTTTCGGTTGGTTTGTCGTTGGCATTGACCAGGCCGAGATATTTATCAGACAGTAGGGCGCGACCGGTGATGGCAACCAGGCCGCTATCGTCACGGTACCAGGGATCAAGCAGTTCGTTGACTGCATCAAAGACAAAGGCATCCATGTTGTTATAGTCGCCGCCATCGCCAACTTTGATGCCGTCCAACACACGTTCGCCCGCGTCGTTGCGGATGTGCTGAAGCCAGCCGGTATTCACATCCTGAAGCAACGGGTTTGTTGCGATGTCGGTTTCAGGCGCAGCAGTCACGCCATTAAAGCCGATCATCATGCGGTCACGCGCAATCTGTTCGATGACCTTGTTGCGCAGGCGCGGCTGAAAGTCCGGGAATTTGGCCCACATGTCCAAATTCTTGTAGGTGATGTATGTATCAAAGTCGGTTTTTTTGGCGGTGTAGCTGCGCGGCGTAAGGCTACCAACCGGGCGCGGGTTGCGATCCTTGTTCGTGGTATCGGTGCGGCTAGCGACCGGATTATCGATGCCAAGACCAATGATTTCCCCGGACATTTCATCAACAGGGATAATGTTGATTTCCTTCAGGAAGTCCGCCTGTTCCTGAATGCGATCTTCCATTTTCTGTTCAATGGTCGGTTCAACAGAAAATTTGGTGGTGGCATCATCAACACCGTTCAGTTGCGCGATATGCGCGGCATAGGCGTTGAACAAAATACGGGTATTGTTTTTCATCTGAATTCCGTTCTGTTGACAGAAGATTTGAAAGCTGATGATCAGCAGTCGGTCATATTTTCGGATGCCCCACCGGTGCTTTTTGCGCGCCCCGGGCTGGCGGGTTCGTTCGACAGCTTTTCCGTCAGATCGGTAATGACCTGGTTCAACTTGGTGACTTCCACCTGAACGGCCTCAAGATCCTTTGTGTCCGCCTTGTCATTCATCTCGCTCCCCAGTGCCGTGACCTGTTCCGCAATCGCAAGGGTGGATTGTTCGATCTGGCTGAAATTGGCGTCGTCGGCTTTTGCCTTGCCTGCAAGGATCTGCTTTACCCGGGCAAACAGGTCGAGGCCTTTGGCCTTGGGTTCGTCGTCAGCCTCGATCGCGTTGCCCTCGACGGCTTGCGATTTAAGGTTTTCGGGCAGCTTGCCGGAATTCTCGGTCGTGAATTTGATGATTTCCGTACCCAGCGAGGCCGGATTGTCGGTAATCGCGAGGCCCTGGCAATAGGCTTCGCCCGTGCCCGCAAAGTTCGGGTTCATCTCGATCGACCAATAAACTTTCTGGCGTGCCTTGTTGAGTTTGACCAGATCATCAGTCGCATCGATCTGGGCCAGCAAAACGCGGTTGCCCTCTTTGTCATCTTCGGCCTTAAGCGCCAACACGTCGCCGTATGCCGGAAATTCACCCTGGGGGCGCAGGCTCATGATGTGCTCGCAATTAATTCGCGCCCCGTATTTGTCCGGGTCATAGTTTGCGGCCATCTGGTTGATCTGTTCGGGGGAGATTTCGCGGCCATCAATCGTTTTGCCGGAAGTCGCGACACGGAAAAATTTGGTTTTCATCGCTTCAGCTTCTGTTGTCAGGGAACGGCATCAAAGTTCGCCAATGCTGCTGACAAGTGGGGTAAAACATCAAATCCCCGGTGGTTGTTAACGGACAAAACAACCACCCTGCAAATGCTGTAAGGCGCGGTGTCTGTAACCTGCGGGCATGACACACACCGACGCAAGCAGGCGCTTAGAAGCGCGTAACCTTTACCATCAGGCATATAGCGTGGCCGAAATTGCCAAACGGCTGGACGTGCCTTATGGCACCGTCGACGCATGGAAACGGCGCGACAAATGGGACGAAACGTCGCTTGTGGTCAAAATGGAAAGTGCGGTTGATGTCCGGCTTTTACGTCTCATCGCCAAGGAAAACAAAACAGAAACCGACCTGAAGGAAATTGACCAGCTCGGAATCCTGTTGGAACGCGCATCGCGCATCCAGAAATATGAACGCACCGGGAAAGAGGCCGATTTAAACCCCAATATTGAAAATCGTAACGAGGCCAAGAAGCAAAAGGCCAAGGGTAAGCAAAAGAACTATCTGACTGAAGAACAGGTTCAGTTACTGGTCGAGGCCTTCAATAAGGATCTGTTCGGGTATCAGATCGTTTGGAATGCAGCACAAAAATACCGTGTCCGAAATATTCTGAAATCCCGCCAGATCGGGGCAACCTGGTATTTTGCGCGCGAGGCTTTGATTAACGCCATCACAACAGGCGACAATCAGATTTTCCTGTCTGCATCCAAGGCGCAGGCCCACGTTTTCAAACAATATATTATTGATTTCGTGCGTGAAGTTACCGGGGTTGAACTGAAGGGCGATCCGATCACCCTTTGGAATGGCGCAACGCTTTATTTCCTTGGGACTAACAGCAAAACAGCCCAATCCTACCACGGCCATGTCTATCTTGATGAATATGCGTGGATTCATAACTTCAGCGAGTTCCGCAAGGTCGCCTCTGCAATGGCGACACATAAAAAGTGGCGGATCACGTATTTTTCCACGCCTTCAACCATCAACCATGATGCCAATGCTTTTTGGTCCGGGGAATCCTTTAACAAGGGCAAGGCCAAAGCAAATCGCGTTGAATTCGACCTGTCGCATGAAGTTCTGAAATATGGCCATGTCGGGCCTGATGGTCAGTTCCGTCATATGGTTACGATTGTCGATGCAGTGGAATCCGGCTGTGACTTGTTCGACATTGATCAATTACGACTTGAATACAACGATCAGGATTTTCGCAACCTGTTCATGTGCGAATGGGTGGACGATACCGCCAGTTATTTCCTGTTTGACGAATTGCGCAAATGCATGGTCGATGCATGGGAAGTCTGGGAAAAGGACTTTGCCCCCTTTGCGGAGCGCCCGCTTGGCAATTTGCCGGTATGGATCGGTTATGATCCATCGGAAGGCGGCGACCAGGCATCGATTGTGGTGGTGGCCCCGCCGCAACACAGCAAGGGCAAATATCGCGTTGTTGAAAAGATCAATGCCACTGGATCGGACTGGGCCGGTCAGGCAGAAATCATCCGCCGGTTAACCCAGCGATACAATGTTCAGCATATCGGCATCGATGCCACCCAGATCGGCAGTGGCGTTTTCCAACTGGTACAGGCGTTTTTCCCGGCGGCAGTTGCAATCAAATATTCTGCCGAGGTTAAAACCCGCCTGGTTCTGAAAGCAAAGCACCTGATCAGCAAAGGTATGCTGCAATTTGATAACGGCTGGTCCGACGTCTGCATGGCTTTCATGTCGATCCGTAAAACCAGCACGGCATCAGGCGGGCAAATGACCTTTGCCGCGTCCAGGTCCAAAGAAACCGGCCACGCCGATGTGGCCTGGTCAATCATGCACGCGATTGACCGTATCGACTTCCTTGACTTTAACGAAACCGGGGTTTCCGTTGGTGCAGATAGCCAGCGTAGATCCATTGTGGAGATTTGCTAAATGGCGCAGGCAAAAAAGCGCAGCCAAAACCCGGCCCCCAAAGCCCAGGCGTTTACCTTTGGTGATCCGGAACCAGTGCTGAACAAACGCGACGTGATGTCCTATTTCCATTCCGCGTTTAACGGTTCGTACTATGAACCACCCATCAGCTTTGACGGGCTGGCAAGGTCGCTGCCATCCAACCCGCATCATGAAAGTGCGATCAGGTTCAAGGTCAATCAGTTGTCCGCGCATTTCATCCCGTCAAAATACCTGAAACGTTACGAATTTACGCGCATGGCGACCGACTATCTGGTGTTTGGTAATCTGTTTGCCGAATTGCACTGGTCGCGGATGGGCACGCTCCTGGACGTTACGACTGCCCTTGCCCGCTGGACCCGGGTAAAGAAGGACAATCGCTATGTGATGCTGATCGATGGCAAAGAACATGAATTTGAACCGGGTACCATTGCCCACCTGCAAGAGCCCGATATCAATCAGGAAATTTATGGTTTGCCGACCTATACATCGGCCCTGCAATCGGCCTGGTTAAATGAGGCGGCTACACTGTTTCGGCGCAAATATTACCTGAATGGTAGCCACGCGGGCTTTATCCTGTATGTGAATGATGCGGCGGCCAATGCCGAGGATATTGATGCCCTGCGTGACGCGATGAAAAACGCCAAAGGCCCTGGCAATTTCCGAAATCTGTTCTATTACGCGCCAAATGGCAAAAAGGAGGGCATTCAGGTCATCCCGATGTCGGAAGTCACGGCAAAGGACGATTTTTCATCGATGAAAAACGTTACCCGCGACGACATTCTGGCCGCGCACCGGGTGCCACCACAATTGCTGGGTGTTGTGCCGGTCAATGCCGGGGGCTTTGGCAGCATTCAGGACGCGGCAGAGGTTTTTCACAACAACGAAATCCGGCCCGTGATGGCGGCGCTGGAAGGTTTGAACGATTTGGCGGGGAAAAAAGTGGTTTCGTTTACGGATTACAAACTAAGAGTGCCTCCATCAGAATAACTCAAAGGTTTCTAACATTTGGTCAGATAGCTCCCGCCGTGATATCCAAACATCAGGATCAAAATCTACGAGCCATGACATTCCAAGTTCTGGATGCCGGGCCGGTAAAATAGTTGATACTTGTGAGGGAGCCCGATGCGGTGCCTCGAGTTTGGTTAGAGGTACTCGTACAAGCTCAAGTTTTTTCTTGATGTTTTTGATTGGAATATGGGTTTTGGAGGAGAAGTAATTACCTTCTCTGTTCCATTGATCGATCGTTCTTACTACCTCAAATGCACCAAGCACCCACATTTGGGACAAATAGACTTGCTCCTCCAATTCGTGGCTATGCAATAATAAGATTTTACTGGGCGCTAATGACTCCTGGTATATAATTTTTATGTCTATTTTACTAAGGTAAAGGATGTTAAAATAAATCTGACGAATGCTTTGAAAAACAAAACTACAATTTATCCATCTTCTGTATCTTTCTGCGCTAAAATGCTTTTCTTTTAGTATTTCCCTTTGTCGTGATAGGTTTAGTATTGTGTCGTTGTGCTCTTTGTTTTGATCTAAAGTTATATTTAGCATAGAAATTGCTTGTTTATATTCTTTTTCGTCTCCCTTGTGGGATAAATTAAGTTTTTTATTTAAGTGTGGCCGGTTTGGGGTTGTTTTTCTGACTTTTTTACGAGTGAACTCACTCTTTAGGTCCGGGGTAATAAATTGCATCTTGCCATTTTCAACAGAAACTTGCTTTCCTAAATGTATTTGACTTATAGCATGTTGATACTCCTCTTCTGATATTTCGATGCTGTCGTCGAATCTTTGGGTAGAAATTTTGTTGTTTCCCGCATATGGCATGTCACTGTCTCCCCACAGACTTTAGTGTCTTCGTT